ATCTACAGTTTGTGCCTTTAAATAACTACTTATAGTTAATAACACTAGAATGAAAAAATACTTCATATTTAACTGTTTTTAATTTATTAAAAAGTGGACCAAGTGAGAATCGAACTCACCACAGGTTGATTGCAAATCAACCTCGCCAGCCTTGGAACATGTTAGCCCATGTAAAAAGTGATCCCAGTGAGACTCGAACTCACAACCCTCTGATTAAGAGTCAGATGCTCTACCAATTAAGCTATGAGATCTATTTAAAGGTGGGCCCGACAGGGTTTGAACCTGTGACCTTCACATTATGAGTGTGCTGCTCTGACCAACTGAGCTACGGGCCCGAAAAAATATTAGAGATTAAATTTAACGTAGCTTAATTTATATACCAGTTTCATCTTAAAGAAGAATTCCCTGCTACTTTATCGGTTATACCAGTTCACTTTTTCTTTTGTTATTAGATACTGGTCGAACTATTATCACTCTATTTGGTGAATATCTCCTCTAATATTTTATTTTAAGGTCCTTAAGACTATTTAAAACTCATTAATTTTTTACCAGTGTATGAATAATAAGCCATTTGTGAAACTTTTACCCATGCGTTTTTAACTTTTACCTAGTAGTTCATATCTTCTCTTTTTTTGATTAAACATATAGTACTCCGAACGGGACTCGAACCCGTAACCTTTGCCGTGAAAGGGCAACGACTTAATCCAATTCGTCCACCGGAGCAAATACTTTGAGCTTGGTAAGAGACTCGAACTCTTAACCGCGAGGTTACAAACCACGTGCTCTACCAATTGAGCTAACCAAGCAAATTCGCCCCACTTTGGTAGGGACGATCACCCAAACTAATGGATACTGTTATTCACCAGAAGTTTGATACAACATATCATAGACCTATTATAGTCTATGACTACGCTGCTGCTAATAACTGTTCGTCAGTTATCTAACTTGTCATTCTCTTTTTCCTCTTTTCTTACTGTCGATACCATTCAGCCCCATATAATTAATTAGATAGTGGAGCTGGTGGGATTCGAACCCACGTGCATATAAGATCCATAGGAAACCTCAACAAACAACAATTGTACCCGGGATGGGAGTCGAACCCACAAGAGCATTTCTGCTCAACGGATTTTAAGTCCGTCATGTCTACCAGTTCCATCACCCGGGCATTTTCCAACATGTCAAAGAACTTCTTTGTTCTTAATTACAGTGTAAATATAAACATTATATCTGACACTGTAAAACTTTTTTACAACTTTTTTCACAAAAGTTATTAACAATTAGCACTAAGAGAAACTGGCTTATCCTTTTAAAACTCTTAATACTTCGGGATCCAACCGCTCTAGTCTCAGGTTCAGCAGAACCATTCTGGTCGTTATTGACTAGCAACCTTCGTATCATATTTTTGTCCTCCACTTCACCAATAGAGTGATAAGTCATATTGGTTACTCGAACAGTTTTTTTATGGTTTATGGTTACCCCGCCAGGGATCGAACCTGGACTCTTCTGAACCAAAATCAGACGTGTTGCCAATTACACCACAGGGCAATAACGAAAGCTGAACGTCACGTTTTACACGCCTCAATTTAATCGGTAGTACGAACTTTCGTGGCAGTCCTGACGGGAGTTGAACCCGCTCCACCGACCGTGACAGGGCGGTATCTTAACCGTTTGACCTCAGGACTATAATACGTAAACTTAGCCTCTAGATGAACGGACGTCTAAACCAATTCAATTAGGATTTATCATCCAGAGTTTCCAGCACTACCACGAGGAGGTGTTTACTTAGTGCCATACCAATATGTCAAAGATCGTTAGTTTTAAATACAGTGTAAATATAATAAGAATATTTGACACTGAAAAACTTTTTTGCAACTTTTTTCAAAGTTTTTTGCACGCCTGTAAGGAATCGAACCCTACCCACGAGGTTTTGGAGACCTGTGCGGCACCTTGCCTGTCAGACGTATGTTAAAGAGCGTTTGTTTTAATTACAGTACAAATATAACTAAAATATTTGACACTGAAAAACTTTTTTGCAACTTTTTTGTCGAGTATGTTGGATTCGAACCAACGATCTCCTACGTCCAAGGCAGGCGAGGACTCCTGACTCCTCCAATACTCGTTATGTTAATATAACCTATCTAAAATGAAAAGGGCCTCTATCTTCTTGATATGGCCCTTCTTTTTATTAATATTGTATTGTGTATTTAGTTAATGTCATACAATACCAGGGCGCTACGTTTATCGGGATTTGGATTAATCTCCTGTAAACGTCTAAAGCTAACCGTATATGTATGATTGAGTTTCATTGTGCTTTGTTTTAAATGTGTTGTGTAGTATATATCACCCGCTTATCAAAAAGTTTCAGGTTTATCTATTTTTTTTGTAATTTCTCTTTGGATTAAAATTTTGCCGCGGCGGATTCTGTTTTTTACAGTCTGAAGGCTTACGTTATTCTTTTCTGCAATGTCTTCGTATTTAATATTATTGAGCAGACGATCTTTTATTATATCTCTATACATTGGCTTTAAGTTATTAATAGAGTTAACTGCTGCATCATACTGTTGTTGTAAATACTCATCATCTTTGTAAAAATCAGTATCGGTCGGATGTTCTTCTGTATCTAAAGGTATGTTATCGGACATATTAGTCATATGATTACTTTCTGATACCTCTATCCCGTAGTCCTGCATTGCATCTAAGCTGTACTTACGATTACGTTTACGGATATAGCTTAAAGACTCGTTGAATGCTATTTTGTATAACCATGTAGTAACTTGGTATTCTGGTTTATACTGATCTATTTTAGTCCAAAGCTTTATTAGAGTATTGGCTAGAATATCATTAGTTGGTTCATGGTCTTTGACCATGTTGAATATATAAGACCGTAGACCCGGCTTTACTTTTGTGTAGAGTAGATTATAGTCTTTCTCACAACGTGACTCATAAAAGTTTTCGGCAAGTTCTCTGTAGCTTAAACTAGATGTTTTTTGCATATATTTTTTACGTGTTAATTACAGTACAAATATAAAAAGAATATCTGACACTGAAAAACTTTTGGCTTAATTTTTTTTAAATATCGTAGAATATTTGTAAAGTCTTCTCTAAGTCTTGTGGCTTAAAGCCCCAGAGGTCAGTAGAAACATTGATGCGCTTTTTCTTAGGGTCGCTCTTAAACTGTTTCTGCGGATGCCCTATTACTGAATAATAGCCTTTCTGTTTACCTGGCCATGCTTCCATTGGCCAATAGCTTAGATTTACCTTCACCTTCTCAAGGGGCATAATCCGGTTAGTTAGTTTTACGCCCTTTCTTAGTAGTCCCTTTCTAGCTAACATTAAAGATGCATCGTCATACTCTGCTGGTAATATCCAAATTTGTCCATTAAGACGCTCTAGCGCTTCTTGTGCTGTCTTTGGGTCCCAGGCAAAGTTACCAAGATGGTAAACAAGATCGGCCGGCGAGACCACATTATTCCACTCTTTGATTAAAGCGTCGGTCATCTCGTCTACATTCTCGAAAGGCCTCTTGTAGGTTTTAATCGCCTGAGGTCGACCCAGTTGCATATTTGAAGTTACAAATCTCTTCATTAAACTACAATAAATTTAATGTTATATCTGTCCCAAAGATCTTCTATAAATTCATTCTCGTTCACGCTATCAACTGAGTTTTGGATTCTCTTGTCTTCTGTTGTATCGATAAAAAGGTAGATTACGAAGTCGTAGTGTGTTGAGTAGATAATTGACTGACCAATACCACCGCGCAATTCTGAGCCTTTGCCGCCACGTTTGAACTCAATCGCAATACGCAGTCCGTTCATCTCGACCACCATGTCAGGTCTGTTCTGAGTACCCATGAAAAGAATGTTATTGACGGTTGTCTTAACATTACCTTCCCATTTTAAGGCCCCTTTCACTCTGTCTTTAGCCCGAGCTTTATCTAAATCCTTTGTCTTAACAAGATGTGTTGTTAAGTTTTCTACCAAATGTGGATAAATGAACTGTTTGATCTTGTCCTCACTCTGTCTACGGTAATCGATCGTCTCGTAGATGTCATCATGAGTAAGGACCCCCTGGATTAAATCCAGGAAGTCTAATCTCTTTTTGCTCTTACTTGCTGTCTTCATCAGCTGTTATTTTATGTAGTTTCAACTTTATCCAAATCTGGCTCTACGCTTTCAGCAGATTCAAAAGATTCTATTTCCTTTTCGGTTGTATCTAGTTCGGCATGCAAATCTGAGATTTCCTTGTTCATATCGCCAAGCACTGACATTGCGTTAGTTACTGTTTCACCAACATTAGTTAGCATTGTAATAAACCGGCGGGCGGATTCAATACCAGTCCCTTCTACATTCAAGAGTGCTTGATAGAGACCATTAAGCTCGTTTGCTTTAAGTTTAAGAACAATGGACTCATCTTCAGATTCGCTTAACTCAGAATTTGTTAACTCTTTATACTGCTTCTTTAACTGATCATAAACGCTTACGATAACTGCAGCATTTTGAGTTTTCCAGGTGAAACCCTTGTTTAAATGGTCCATAATTGTCTTAACCTGCTGCCTACTATCTAGTTCTATTTCAAATACCTTTTCAGCAGTTTCGGTCTGTAGTTTTTCTAGCTTTTCAACTAGATCTTTTCGTTTTGTCTTAAGTGTTTCTAGTGACATGTTTATTAAAATTTAAATTATTGGTTTATATATTCTTAAAAGTCTGGGTTAGTAATGCGTATTTCAAAGTCATCAAAGCCTTTAAACTGCTCATCATCTGCGAGTAAACGCCTTGATACACTATCATTAGGATCTTCTCTAAGGTTAAGTCTTTTATTTCTAGTCTCGCTATCAATATCTAAGTAAATTACTAAACATTGTTTACGATAATCTTCATGTAAAGCGTCTAGACCGCTTTTACTCATAATCATAGCTTCGGCATGTATAAAGTCCTCTTTAGTCTGGCCGTAATACCAGCCGTTAAAGTGCATATATTCTACAAACCGATCATCTTTAATCATCTGTTTAAATTGACTCTCAGTGATAAAATGATAATCAGAGCCGTCTACTTCACCAGGTCTTGCTGGCCTTGTAGTATGACTAACACCAATCTTAAAGCCCTTCTCTTTTAATCTATTCTTAAGATAGTCTTTACCGGATGCTGCTTTACCTACGAGTACTAATTTCATATTTGTGTTATATGTTTAAGTTTAAAATTGTTTACAAATTTTCATAAGCCCTTGGGTTGGGCAGCCCAGAATAGTAATCCCATTCCGTATCCATATCTAAATAATCCCAATGTGGATCGTGCCAAAAGCGGCGTCCAGTAGAGTCTATACGTTGACTCATCTCTTTGTTTCCATAACAGAGCATAAATTTACCAACTTGACTCTCTTTACCAAACGGGTTATCCCAGTCTTTGATTGCGCCACCGCCTCTTTGATAAGCCAACATTGGAATATCTCGACAAAGTTCTAAGATCTTTGGGTAGTTTGCCAACTGTTCCCGAGCTGGTAGAAAGGGATTAACTTTAGCTCGATAGATGATCTCTGCTCTTAGATAATTGCCAATGCCATTAAAGTACTTTTGATCCATCAGGACTTCAAAGAGTGGCTTGTTGAATTTAGCCTTTTTTAGATTATTCATCACGTTAAAGGAGAACTCTTGGTAATCAGTAGTTGGATCCGGGCCGCGTTTAACTGACCAGCTCTCGCCGGCATTCCAGTTACCGAAGCGCCTAACGTCGACAAAGGACAATACATGGTTGTCTATGGCATTAAACTTTAAGTGTGCATGTTTATCTTCTTGGCCCCTTTGAGTTAGCCTAAAGTGGCCTGACATGCCCATACCCATTCGTATCGGGTAGACTCTATCTGAGTTAAGGTCCTTAAGCTCTAGCAAGAGCTCTTTGCCGCGGCTCTGTGCCTGGATTTTAAACTGATCAAAAGGCACAGAGACCCCTACACCTTTATGGATTGGATTCTTTTCTATATCATTAAAGACTTTGCCACTTGAGCATTTATTGACATAATCTGCTGTAAGTTTAAGTTCTGCTAATTCGGGCATATGTTCATGTATTCTTAGTTACCATGTTCTCAATTAGGTCTTCAAAGTCACCAGAGTAAACTTTAGCACCAACGTGCCAATGGTCATACTCATTTAAAGTGTAGTCCTGGTTATAGGTCTTCCAGTCATAGATAGTATAAATGTTACCATTCCACTTAAGGACCCATTCGTACTGGACCTTACCATCGCCAGAATCTTCTGGTTTAAAGGTTGGTTCGCCTAAGACTTTATAGAGGTCAGTAAATTTAATGCCTCTCTTTAGATAGCCTTTAAGTGAAGTCCCGGTAGCTTCGTACCGGGCTTCATCTGCTGTTAATTTGATTAGTGCTTCCATTATGCATACATGTTTACTAGATCAACTGGCAGTTTGTATCTCTTACCGTCAGAGCATTTAGCTAAGATTGGGTACTTTTTGCTACGTGGTTTAAGACCTACGATAGTGTAAGTTTTACCACTACGTTGGAACTCTTGTCCAAGTTCCATGTTAATGCCAAGGGCTGTCTTATGGCGATTGAAATCGGTAGCCTCTTTTGACATTGCAATGCCGTCTTGGCCAATTGTAGCTACTTGAACCTTAGTGCTAAAATTATCGTCAGTAAAACGAGTGTTACCAAGTTTAACCTCTATGCCGTATTTTTCAGCCACTTGTTTTAGAGCTGCTTCAAGTTCATTGTTGATTTGACGGATGTTCTTACGGTTGAATGATTTTACCTTTGTCATTTGTTTTTGTTTACGTTTAACTTTTAATTACAGTACAAATATAAACAAAAAGATTGACATGAGAAAATGCTGGGCCAACTTTTTTGAAAAAGTTGTAGATTAGTCTTCAGAGTTGATCTTTTCAAACTCATATTTAGGCTTAATAAACTCGTTCAGTGCTTTACCCTGTGAGTCTGCCATGTTGAAAAGATTCCAGTCTGCAAGTTCAACATCCTTGTAAAGATAAGAAGCGTGATTGAAATGGACTATTAGTGTTTTGTGCTCTACGTTATATGCAGCTGACTTAACAGTTGAAGAATTGTAGTGTGAATGTGTGCTAGTTATCATATATGCGTCTTTTGTCTTATATGAATTAACTCACCTAAGTTTCATTTTCGGAAGCGCAACCTTAGGCATCTTTAACTTAGGTGTATTGTTCACATTAGGTGGTGTAGGTTTAGGTCTATTGTTTGAATTAGGTATTGACGTCTCTTCTCTACTTCTATCTAACGCTGGAACTTTACCAACACCTGTTTTTCTACTTTTTTCAGTCGACGTATCAGGGTCCTTAGGTGTAACCCCTTCATTAGTATTGACCTCGCCTGCACCATCAGACATCCATCCGTTAATTTGCTTCATGGCTTTGCGCTCAAGCCAGCCTTGTTCAGTATCTGAAGAACTCCTAGATTTTTCTACTTTCTTTGTTTCAGGTGGTTTAGATTTAGTATTTACGTCAATCTTAGTGTCTTTAGTTTGCTCTGGTTCTTGTTTCTTAGGATTTTTAATCTCATTATTGATAGTAGAGTTTGCATCTTTATTAGGATCTACCATCTCTTCTTCTCTAGTTGACCTATACTCACTATTTTTAGAGTCGGTCATGGCCTCACCTTCTTTGATTTTATTGTTTGTTTTACTTGTCGTATCTATATCTGAGGCACGTTCAGTAGGCCCTATCCCATTTTGATTAACAGCATTGGGGCTACCATTTGAATTTAATTGAGAAAAAACACTACCTGGTGCATTAAAATGAGGACTATTTTCAGCCATTTTATCTTTTATCTTTTATTATGCGAAAAACCCTTCATTTGATTTAACAATTCTCTGCAATTCTTCGATTGCATCTACAACCTCTCTCATATTGGTAGGTGCCTGCTGTATATTAGAAGCCTGTTGGGGCTGTGGTCCAGTTTGATCTCCTGTTTCATCAGGTGTACTCTCATTACCGCTAACGAAAGAAGATACTTTATCGGTAAGGCTAGATACTGCACTAGATACGCTTTCAAAGGAAAGTGCTGCTCTATCATTACTCTCAGCTTGTGAATCTACATTTCCACCGAATTTATTAATCATTTCTGCAAGTTCTTGTACTGCGTTTACTAGTTGATCACCTAGTTTTTTCATCGCATTATCTCCACCTACTTCATTAAGATATGACAGTGCTTTAACCATCTGTGTTGTTTTATCTAAAACCTCGACATCCATCCCAGACTGTGCCTTTGAAATTGCCTGATACCCTTTAGCGACATTTTTTAAGAATGCTGGATATGCTGTAAAGTAATCTTTTACAGTGTAACCATTAAGACTATTCATGCTTTCATTATCAAGTACAGTAGCTTTTACCAGTTTTTTAATGGCCTTAATATTATCCTCAGTTGAAAGTCCTACTACAGTAACAAGCGGTTTTGACAAACTACCCATAGATTCTGAAAGAGTTCCTATCTGGGGCGCCATTCCTACTAAAGATTCTAATATATCCATAGGGCCTTTTGACTCCTCAGCACCAAAAAAACTTGCAACTGCATCAGTAAACTGTTTACCGAGGTTAGCAAGGCCAGAAATTAAGCCACCTGCTGCTACTCCGGCTGTTGCACCAGCTAGAGCTAGTAATGATGCTGATATTGCAATAATACCACCTGCTAATGGTAATAAATTTTCTACGCCAATTTCATTCTTTAAGCGCGCAAGAATATCAACAATACCGTTAACCGGAGCAAGAAGTGCTTCAGTTAATCCCTTTGCAACCGTTGCTAGTTTACCTGCAGGTATGTGCGATAATATCCACGCAACTGCAAGAATACCGGCTGCAATTACAATCATTCCAACCACGCCCAGTGCAATTGCTGCAAGACCAGCGCCACCCGTTGCCATAATAATGGCACCAATAACACCGACAACAGCGCCAAATCCGATAAGAGCAACTGCTGAGCCTAAAACCCAACCCATTGGGATTTCAGTAAACGTATCTGGTAAAATACTAAAGATCCATGCGACTGCAAGAATACCTACGGCAACTGCAGCCATTCCAATTACACCAAATAAGACATCTTTAATAGATAGCTTTCCAACCGTATTAGCCAGTATCACAAAACTTATGCCAAATACTGCTAAAGCTGCACCAGTCTTCAATGTCCAATCAATAGGAGGTGCATTAAAGGCATCAATGCCACTTAAGTAACTAAAGACCCAAGCAGTGCCCATAATACCTACTGCAATCAGAGGAAGTGCAGCTGCACCAAAAGCCATTTCTTTAATACTACGGCCCTTGATTGCCTTTAATACCATAACGAAAGGTATACTAAAGACTGCCAGGGCTAGACCTGTTTTTAATGACCACTCTGCTGGTATCATAGTTTTAAATGCCGTTGCAAACTCATTTAAGACTAAAGCCACGCCCATAATAGCTCCTGTTAATAAAGGAAGTGCAGCTGCACCAAATGCTATCTCTTTAATACTACGGCCCTTGATTGCGCGCATGGTTTGTGTAAAAGGAAGGCTAAATACAAAAAGTGCTAAACCAGTTTTTAGAGTCCATTCTAATGGCGGTGGGCTTTTAAAATCCATTGGAATTTTACTAAAGGCAAATGCTACAGCGGCAATCGCACCAGCTGTAATTACCATAGCCAAACCAGTCATAGCCAATGTTAGTAAACCCTTTTTGCTGGCACCCATTTTGTTTTTTCGTAAAGAATTATAGAACTTACCAAAGGCAAATGCAATAGGTATCATACTAATGCCTATCAATAACGCAGTTCCTATTTGGGCTATGCTAGGCTGTGACATAAAGGTAAAAATAAATGAAGTTGCAGTTACGGCAATGGCCATCGATACCATAGCTAAACCGGTACCGCCAACATTTTCTAATAGATCTTTGGTACCGGAAACATCAGTACTAACACCTGCCGCACCGCCTACAACCCTTTCATATAAACCACCACCCCTTAAACTTTCAGATATTTCTACAAATACAGGTGCTAATACAACAAAGGTAGCACCAATCGCTATAGCAGTTAGTAGTTGACTGGGCGCAACATTAGGCATAATACTAAAAATACCAGCCGCGGCTACTAGTGCAGCTGCCATTGTAACGATTGCTAGACCTGCGCCAATACCAGATATTACTCCAGGTAATTTTACATTAGGCGGGCTATCAGAATCTTTGCTTTGCTTTTCTTGATTTTTTAACAAATCTCTTATTTCACCTAGTAAAGTAGTATGTGTTTTTAATTCTTCATGTGTTTGAAGAGAAGCCTTCTTTAAATCTGCCTTTAAAAAAGAATGTATTTTTTCTAACTTTTTGTCCTGTTTAACTAAAGAGCCCTTTATGCCACCTAATAAAACAGTATGTGCCTTTAATTCCCTATTTGTTCTATTAGAAGTTTCCTTATAATCTACCGTTAATACAGAATGTATTTCTTCTATTTTCTTATTTTGAGCATCAATTAAATTGCCCAATCTTTGTAGAGGTGCTAGTAATATTTTCATATAGAATTAAAGGATTCTTTCTATGTATATATCAAGAAAAAGAGGGACTTAAAGTCCCTCTTTTAGTTTACATCTTAGGCGTCTTCATGTTTGGCATCTTCATGTTTGGCATCTTCATGTTGCCCACTGTATTATTGGTTTGCTCTTGCTGTTCCTTGTTTGCTTCGTTTTCTTTCTTTACATACTCTATTAAGTCTTTAATAATATAATGGTACTCATAATAGTCCATTCTATCTAACTCACTAGGCTGTAAGTGTAAATGTTTGTAAATCCAAAAACGTATCTTAAAGAAGTTCTCCAGAGAGATCTTGAACAATGAAAAGAGACTTGATTCCGTCGCGAAAATTAATAGGAACAGAGGCCTCCCCTTCCTCTGTAAATACTTTCATTTCTGGTTTAATTCCTATTTTTATCTTTTCAGCTAATTTGTATAACAGTAAATACTGTCCATTGGACCAGCCGTTCATTTCTACTTCAAGCTCAAAAAGTCTCTTCTGATTAAAGTTCCTCCAGTCTGTGGCTATATAAGGAACTACTTGGATCAATGATTGGTCTATATCTTGCTCTTTTTCTCTTCTATCTTTAATATATTTAGTAACTTCTTGCATTACCCCGATTGAAGGTGGTCGCATAAATATTTCACCATAACTCTTTGTTTTTATGATATAGCCTCTTGCTTCTTTATCATAATATTTCTCAATATCTTCGGGTATTTTAAAATACTCAAAGTATTCACGTTTAACTTCAATTTCATGGCTCTTGCCACTTTTTGAAGTCCAGTCTATTTTTAAGCTATTTTCCGGCTCTGGAAATGTAAGATCTCTAATTGAAAGAATTAGCATAAAACGATCTTCTTCACAAAGGTCCTTATATGAAACTCTTTTAGATTTAGAACTTACCATTGTACATGATTCTACAATTGAATTTAATTTTTCGTCAACGTCTAGCAAATTATTTTCATCAATTGTTGAAAAATGCCTAATTTCAGCAACTTTAGCTGATCTAATTTTAATAGATGTGTCTATTGGGTAAAATTTACCCATAGAAGGCAGGCTATCTAAAGGTATTTCATGCCAACCTAAAAGGTTATCTGATTTATCGGGTTTTTCAGGGCCAAAGTTACTCATGTCAACTTTGCCTAAACCCTGTTGGTTTACAGCATTTTCCATTTCGTCTGCTGCCCTGTCAGTACTTTTGTCTTGGTGTGCATTAGTATTGACACCTTGGTCTTTAGCATCTAGCTGTCTTGCTAGATCTTCTTCGTTCATCTTGTCTTTGTTTTCTGCCATATTATTTATTTTTTAGGTTTTTAATATCTCGTTTTATACTGTTCTTTTCATCATCTGAGCGCTTGTCTAGCTCATTTTGGATTAAACTTCGTATAAAGGCACTAATTGAAATAGGCCTCTGTTCCTGTTCGAGTGCATCATTTAATATGATCCTATTAATCTGATCAACTTCATCCTCTGTTAAAAGTACTTGAAGTTTTTTAGTTAATTTATGGTTGTTCATAATATTATATTGGTATTGTAATATGTTTCAAGTCCAAAAAAAGAGAGAGGCTGTTTAAGGCCTCTCTCCTTATGTGTTCTAATTATATATTAGTTTAATTCTTCAGCAAATACATCACTTCTCCAAGTAACTTCAAGTGTTTGTGGATCTGTTGTTTCATAGTTTAACTCTCCAGTGAAACCAATACCTGATGTGATAAAGCAGTCATCAAGCGTTACTTTTCTGTAGATGTCACCTTCTCTATTGAATTGAACAATTACAATTGTGCCTACATAGTTCTTTTTTAAACCCATTTCACCAGTTTCTGGGTTGTATGCATTTCTATACCATTGCCTCATGCTCTTATATAGATATGCTTGGTTTGAATCATTTAGGTTTAACGTAAAGTTAACCGTTACGTCAATTGCGGTAGTATCTGGCATACCTGCATAAGATCTAGTTGAGAACTTATACTTCTGCTCGACTGCCGCAACTTCTCTATGAAGCTGTTCCAAGCCAGAAATTGAGTTTACATGCTGGAGTAAGAGTTCTTGATCTGCTACGTTTGCTGGAGGTAGAATAGTTACCTCAAAAAAGTTAGCCTGTACTGGTTCAAACTGCTTACCCTTCTTACTGGTTTGGTCTTCTGAATAATGTGGTAAAGCCATTTTATCTTTCTTTTATTTTATATATCTTTCGCTTCTTATGCAAAGTTTCCTGTTGCGATTTCACCAGTGTTCAAGATAGTAACACGTGATACAAGGATTTCAAGACCTTTAACCGGTTCAACAAAAGTATCTAAAACACCCATGTTGTTATCTATTATCTCACTGGTATTGTTAGTTGTATCCATGACGTTTCTATAGTCAAATACACCACCGTCTTTCTTAACTGACTCCATAAAATTATCAGCTAGAGTTTGAATCTCTAGTCTTGTCTGTGCATTGTTAAACTCGAACAAGAAGTCCTGTAAGATTGCAGCTAGACCGTCTTCGATAAAGATCATCGCCTCTCTTACGTGAGCAGATGAGAGCGCTGATTGGATTGACTGTTGCGCAGTCTTGTTACCTTTAATTACAATGCCAACTCCTCTTTCAAATACGATTGGATTATAACCAAATGGCTCAAGTATATCTCTGTCGTTTCTGTCGAATGCAAATTCAACGCCTTGTACGCCAGTACCGCCAACGATACCTCTTCTTGGACCTGCTACAATTGACCATGGTAAGTCGTCAGTATATTTATCAATGTAGTTGTTTGATACATATGCTGCCGGAGGAATTACTTTAGTTCTTCCATTCTCTAATACGTTTAAACCTGGACCATAGTAGAAAGCATAATCTGCGCCTTCGTTTAGTGAAGGTAATGTATAGAGTGCGGTTGGGTTAAGGTTAATATTACCACCGGTACTCACGTATCTTGTTTCAAACTCGCCAGTAAATTCGTTGATAAAAGATGGATTCTCAGAAGCTTTAAGCTCTTTGACCATCGGTGCGTTTAGAATTGCACTTGCATTTTGCCTTTCTTTACAAAGCTGTGCAATCTCTTCTTTGTTTAAGATACCACCAGCTTCTAGTGAGCCAAATGTATCAACAATATATCTAAAGTCGATTGCGTCTTTATCAATAAGTGTATTAGAGAGGCCATTACCTGGCTTTAACGCTCCTAAAAGCTCTGCAATTGTCTTATCAGTTCTGGTTACTCCAGCCAATGGGAACATTTTATAAACCTCAGTAGCTTCATCAAATGATTTTAAAGCATATTCTGGTTCAACTGGCATATTTCTATGGCATACAAACTCGTATGAGTATGTTGTATTACCACCATCGTCAACTGGAGTTAACTTTTTAATCTGCTTAATTCTAGCAAGCTCACCAGTATCGCCGTTTGTTGGTAGATACATACCAACTTTAATGTGCATTTCTTCGTCTCCTTCGTCATAATTAGGATTAAAGATTGGTTCAGGGTCACCAGAAGAAACTTCTCGTGACATTGTAAAGATACCTGCACCTTTGTCTAAGAAGTCCCAACTCGTTGGGAACATTTCTACTCTTGCGTTTGGACTAATTTCTACATATGGGAATGGATTACTTGAACTATCGCCCGTAACGGCTCTTTCCTCGGCCCATAAAGAAGTAGCACCGGATTGCTCATATTCAGAACTAAATCCAATTGATCCGTTTGGTGAAATTATAATTTGATTAGTATCGCTATCATCTATAAGCGAAATTTCAACATATTCGCCTTCATTTTCAGATTCTAAAAATTTGCCACTTGCAACATCATTCGCAGTCCAATTTACGCCATTTGGGTTTGAAATTACAAGCTCGCCGTTTGCATTTACTGTAATATCTGATGCGTCGAATGATGCCGCAGTCCCAGACTCTTTAAAGCTTTCATAGATAGCTTTACTTGGTGCACTATCACCCTCTGTTGAAATAATTAAATCCGGGCCTTTAGTGCTTATACTATCAATTTCTACATATTCACCATCTACTTCAGAGTATAAAAATCCACCAACTTTTATACCCAATCCGTCGGCGTCTTGTGGTGTGATTCCATAAATTTTCATATCACCGGATGGTTCTATCTCTACTATCCTACCCGAGCCATCGCCATCATCTTGGAATTGGATAGGCTGTGTTACGTCGTTTTGTACTATTAGATGTGACAGTAGTTCATAGTCTTGATACTTATCAAAACCAACACCTACCATATCTACAGCTGAAATAGCATCCTCGTTAACCGCGCAGAAGAGACCAGTTCTTCTAGCTTCATTGTTAATTAAAGTCTCAATATAGAGTTGACGGCCTTCTTTATCTAAAAACTCAGGTATTAACGAGCCAGTATACTGTGCTAGTAGTTCAACTTCTCTTAGTGCTGTAAAGTTAGCTAGAGACTCTTTTCTAAGACCTTCACCAGTAAATAATGCACCAAACGTTGGGTCGTTATTTAACTCACCAGAGTCAAAGTTACCTTTGAAGACTAATACGTCAACCATATAGTCAGAAACGAATTCTAAACCTTCAATACCTTCTGGTACGTTACCTTCACCATACCATTCTCTGGCTGTTACATTAAAACCATCTGTGTTTGCTGCTTGCTTAACGATGATTGTAATTGGTTCTTGTTTGATATTTACAAATGAGATTGCGTTAGTTGAAGAAGCAGTAGTATTGCCAGCCATAGCTAGAACTTTTGCATCTTCAGGTGTCCAGAATTTACCGGTATCGAAAGCCTTGCTAAATTCGTCTTCGAACGTTGCAGCCGTTAGGCCTTGTTGACCACCGTCTGTTACCGGAGAAAATCCGCTAATCTTATCTTCGGCGTCTTTTACAGTTAAGTTCATTGCTAAGATTGGGCCTCTTGAAAGTGCTTCCAGAGCTGATCTGTGGAAGAACATTCCTTTTCTCTCTAGAGACTTATCAATATTGCCAAAAATCTGAACGAACTGTTCAGTATCTTCGATTAAGACTGGTGTGTTGTAAGGCCCTTTCTTAGAGTGGCCAACAACAAGTCTAATAACCTCAGAAGGAATATTAACTGTTTGTGATTTATCGAATTCTAGGCGATATACACCTGAACTCTTGAACTGTTGTAATTGTGGACTTAATGCCATTGTTATTTGTTCTTTTTTTTATTCTTTGTTTATATATCTGTGCTATCTTTACTTTTTACTTAAGCAGATCATAAATATCGAACTATCTTGAAATAAGAGAACGACCAAATATATCATTTCTACCAAGACCTTTAACTATTTATATCAGTGAATATATATCAAACTGCAAATCTCCTTGTGCTTCATTATCTTGATAGAGTACTCTTTCCATTTCTGCATGTAAGCCATCGTCGATTACGTCAAGTATTTCTTCAATATAGTCTGCATAGTCTGTTGTGTTCAAGAATTCAGTTGATGTAATGGCTGTAATGATAATATCATCATGGCCCATTTGAGCTGCATAACCACCGCTTTTACCTTTACCAAATAGACTAGCTTCTAATACTGTTTCTTCGTCTGTTATATTTATTCTATTATTCTTATAAAGCTTTGCAAAATTTTGACAAAAGATAGCTTTATTATCCGACTTTAATTTAATACCTGGTTTAAGGCTTCTAGCGTCATGTCTATGTTTAAACTTTACAACCATCTCGTCATCAAAATCATTTCTTTGTGGGAATACTGTTCTTAAATATTGGAATAAAATTGTGCCATATGTATTATATTCCACAATCATTTTCACATTTTCACTATAAAAAACATCAACTGCTAGTGTATAAAGTATCTTTGAAAAATCTTCGATCACATGTTCATTACTTCTAAAACGACCAACCTGTTCTAATTTAAAGAAGTCATACATTGCGCCTGGATTATTGACCTGATTAATCTCTTTGGTGCTCATTGGTTGAATCTCAAAGATATTAATTACCGAGAAGTCACCACCGTTACCTTCTGCAATATCTACTGAAAATAGCCAGTAGCGGTCACCCGTTCTACAACTTTCAACGTCAAATTCCGGGTGGAATTCTAGAAAGCCCTCTACATCAATATTAATGTCTTCAAACTGATCTAATTCTCGGCTTACATAGTCCATCTTTGATTTACGCATCTTTTTTAAATCAACCGGGTCTAGGAGTAGGTTAGAAGAGCTCACGAACTCATTTCCATACTGTCTATTAAATGCTTCAATTGAACCCAAGTTTGCAAGTTCTCTTTCATACCACGCATCGTCCCTATCCGGGTGCTCCCACCAGTCAATTCGCATTGGTTGGTATTCATTGTCACCTCGTTCTGCGGCTTGATAAATCTGATAGAACTTATTAAAGCCGTTTGGTGTTGAAGTGATTGTAATCCTTGAA